GTAATTGGTTCAACATCAGGTGTTAAAGAAGGTCCATTCACTAGTGAGAATTCTTTCACAGTGACACAATCTAGCACAACAGGCGTTGGTATTGATTTAGAAGTGGCTGTTTCAAACTTTTCTCAGAGTTATAGTATTTCAACTGCAACATTCGTAAATGCTGGTTCAGGTTACGTAGTTGGTGACGAAATCACATTCGATGGCGCAGACTTAGGCGGTGTTACTGGTGTTAATGATTTAGTAGCAATCGTTGGTTCTGTTAGTTCCGGTGCTGTCACATCATTGACATTCGTTTCAGGCTTAGGCGCTCCAAACTATACTGCACAGTTATCAAACTGGGTAGAGTTTGAAATGACTGCTAACGAAGGTGCAATCGTAGCGGCTCCTGCTGATGGTACTAACTGGTTCTATTCAGTAGTTGATGAAGTTGATATTATGGTTAAGGCGCAAAGCGGTTGGGTTGGTTATAAAAACGTCAATTATGACTCAAATGGTTTCCCAAGCCCAACTGGATCAAACGCAACTGATCCTAATGGTCCAATCGTAAGCGCAAGCGAGCCAACACTACAATCAGATGGCACATCACTTGTATTTGGTGATATTTGGATCGACACAAGCGATCTTGAAGTTTACCCAATCATCAATCGTTGGCAGTTAGTTAACGGTGTTGCTCAGTGGGTTCGTATTGATAATTCAAACGGAACTGACGCAAACGGTATCATCTTCCAAGATGCACGTTGGGCACCAAACGGCACAACTAATCCAGCAGATGATCCGATTCCAACAATCCAGTCATTGTTGACTAGTAACTATCTTGATTTAGATGCACCAAGTGCTTCTCTATACCCAACTGGTATGTTGTTGTTTAACACACGCCGTTCAGGTTATAACGTTAAGCAGTACATTGTAAACTACTTCAATAGCAATAGTTTCCCAGACGAAACTCTTCCTAATCAGAAGGATGCATGGGTATCTAAGTCAGGTCTACAGTCAAATGGTGCACCTTACATGGGTCGTAAAGCACAACGTGCTATGGTTGTTCAAGCATTGCGTGTAGCAATTGATACAAACACATCAATTCGTGACGAAGACAATGCGTTTAACATGATGGCTACGCCAAACTATCCAGAACTACAACCTAACATGATTGTATTGAATGCGGATCGTGGTGAAACAGGCTTCATCATTGGTGATACACCAATGAGACTTCCAGATGATGCTACTGCAATTCAAGCATGGGCAACTAATGCCGCAGGTGCAACATCAACAGGCGAAGATGGTTTAGTATCACGTAGTACTTACATGGGTCTATTCTATCCATCAGGTATCACATCTGACTTGAATGGTAACTTAGTTGCTGTTCCTGCATCACACATGATGATTCGTACATTCTTACGTAATGACACTGTTGCTTATCCTTGGTTAGCACCAGCTGGTACTCGTCGTGGTATTATTGACAACGCAACTAACATTGGTTATGTTGATCCAATAACAGGTGAATTCATTACTATTAAGACACGTATTGGTATCCGTGATGTATTGTATACAAATCAGATTAACCCAATGGTATTCTTCACAGGTAACGGATTACTTAACTACGGTAACAAGTCAAGTTTCAACTCACAGTCTGCACTTGATCGTATTAACGTAGCACGTTTGATTGCTTACATTCGTAGACAATTGACAATTGCCGCTAGACCATTCGTATTCGAACCTAACGATGCATATACAAGACAGCAGATTCAGGGTGTTGTACAAACACTTCTTGTTGATTTGGTAGCAAAGCGTGGTGTATATGACTATCTAGTAGTGTGTGATGAATCTAACAACACACCTGCAAGAATTGACAGAAATGAACTTTGGATTGACGTTGCAATCGAGCCTGTTAAGGCAGTTGAATTCATCTATATCCCAGTTCGTGTCTTCAACACTGGTGAATTATCATCGCTATAAAGAAATGAGATGGGTGCCTCTTAGTGAGGCACTCATTTCAAAAGATAAATATATCTAACAGGAGAATATAAAAATGGCAACAGCCTCACAATCATTGTTCAACATGACCGTAGCGTCTGATAATGCTGGTGGCAACCAAGGTCTTTTGATGCCTAAACTTCAATTCCGCTTCAGAGTTAACTTTTTGAACTTTGGTGTTGATGCTACAGGTGGCCTACAGTTGACAAAGCAAGTTATCGATTGCGCTAGACCGCAAGTACAGTTTGACGAAGTTACACTTAATGTGTACAACTCAACTATGTACGTTGCAGGTAAGCCAAAATGGCAACCACTTTCAGTCAACATTCGTGACGATGCCTCAGGTAGCGTTTCGAGAGCAGTTGGTCAGCAACTACAGAAGCAGTTCGATTTCGTTGAACAAGCATCTGCGGCAACTGGTCAAGACTATAAGTTCCAAACTAACATCGAAATTCTTGATGGTGGTAACGGTGCTCTTGCACCAACAGTACTTGAAACTTGGGAACTCTATGGTTGCTTCTTACAGCAAGCAAACTATCAGACACTCAACTATGGTACAAGTGATCAAGTAACAATCGCATTGACAATTCGTTATGACAACGCAATTCAGTCACCACTCGCTTCTGGCGTTGGTGCAAGTGTTGGTCGTGCGTTCAACGGTTCTACTGGTATCGCAACAGGTATCGGTGGACAGACTTAATTAAGGTCATAGGTTAATATGGCCGGGTTTGTACAAAACCTTCTAAAAGACGCTGCCGGAGCATTCTTCGGCAGCGACTACCTTAGAGATTATACTCACGCTTCTAAAACCTTTAGGACTAATTCTTATCAGAATGCTCCTAAATTCAAATTCCTTTTCCACGTTTACTTTGAAATCGATAGAGATGCATTTTTGGGTTTTAACGGCGGCAGAACCGGCACCAATGTAAGTTTTGATACTAATTTTGGTATTTTAGTTAAAGACGTAAAACTTCCGTCTTATAGTATGAACACTGTTCAACTTAATCAGTATAATCGTAAAAGAATTATTCAAACAAAGATTAAGTATGATCCAGTAGATATTACTTTCCATGATGACAATGGTGACACTGTTAATGGTCTTTGGGAAGCATATTATCAATATTACTATAACGATAGCAAAAAGCCTGGTGTAGTGTTTGCCGGTAAAAGAGGAGGCGGACAAGCGCCTACTGGTACTGGTGTTAATGATTACAATACTAGAAATACATATCAACCCTCAATCACCGGAGATGATGATTGGGGCTTCAACAGTGTTTCTGCTACTGATAGTGAAGTTAAACTTCCTTTCTTTAAGAATATTACTATATTTGGTTTTAATCAACACAACTTTACTGCTTACACATTAGTAAATCCTATTATTACTTCATTTTCGCATGACACATACAATTACAATGAAGGTAATGGTATCATGCAAAACAGAATGTCATTAGATTATGAAACAGTAGTATATAACTATGGTGCATTAGATGGTAGAGCACCGGGCGATATTGTCACTGGATTTGGTGATGTTGCAACATATGACAGAACAGAAAGCCCAATTGCTAAATTAGGCTCAAACGGTACTATCCTTGGTCAAGGTGGTTTGATTGACGCAGCCGGTGGTACGTTAGATGCTCTTGGTAAGGGAGATATTCTCGGTGCAATTAAAACTGCTGGCACTGCATACAATACATTTAAGAATACTAATCTTAAAACTGTGTTAGCAACTGAATTAACTACTGGATTACGTAATGCAACTTCAGGTACACCTAATGTAACACGTAATCAATTGTTTGACTTCCCTGCTCTTGGCACACTACCAAGTTTAATCAATACTGCAAATGCTCCCGTAACGGCTGGCAGAACCGGACCCGCTCCTATTACACAAGAACCAGTAGCCGGTTCTCAATATAATGGGGAAAACTTAACTACTGTACCAAGACCTAGAATCGGTGGACGCGGCGGATAAATCGCCAAATTTGTAACAGATTAAAGTTGCATAAATAGTATTATGGCAACTATTCAACGACAAACAGATCAAACCGTACTCATTTACGACAACTTTTACAACATTAACCTTGTTGTAAACGCTGCCGACTATGATGTTGTGTATTCTTTCTTTAAGGGTGCATCAAAAAATTCTCAAATTGCAGGTAACTTTACTGTATTTCTTTTTAGAATTGCACAAGAAGCAAGCGTAAATGTACTTGAATTACTTGAAATCATTAAAGGTCAACCAAACAAATTACAAATGAACAAAGTCATTTGTTATTATTTGAACTCATTCAAATCTAAAACAGCGTTATATGGTATCAGTTCCGTACCTAGACCCAATGAATCTGTTCAAAGAAACATAGTGTTATGATATGGGTAATTGGGCACAAGGTTTCTTTCAACCAAAAAATCCTCAGAAATACGTAGGTAAACATAAGCCAAGATATCGTTCTGGCTGGGAACTTACCTTTATGACGTTCTGTGATACTAACAAAAATGTACTTTATTGGGCTAGTGAGTCAATGGCTATCCCCTATCGTCACCCTATTACGGGTAAACCTGCTAATTATATCCCTGATTTTTTTGTAATGTATGAAAATAAGTTTGGCAAGAAATTAGCAGAAGTAGTTGAAATCAAACCCAAAAAACAAAGTTTAATTGAAAG